GCCTCGTCGCAGAGTCTCAACGTCTTGGACCGCGTCTCCATTAGTATCACCTGTGAAAAAGAGAGAGGAGTTCCTCTCGTCTTTTTTGGTGAGGGTGTTGTGGATGTGGGACAAACCTGCTTACGCCTTGTGGAAGTGCACCTTGAGGTACTTCTGGAGGTTGAGGTAGGTGACCTCGGTCTTGTCATCGACGCGGAGGAGCTTGGAGAGGGCCGCGTTGGGGATGATGCGGCGCTTGAAGTTGGGGTCAAAGCAGGAGTGGCTCTTGACGTACTCGGAGACGAACTTGGTCACCTCAGTCTGGGAGCGCTTGGAGCCCGCGGAGATGCCCATGAAGGAGCAGAGCTCGGGGGAGAGCGGGCGCTGGACGAGGAAGGCGTTGTTCGCGCGGCGAGCCTCCCAGGCCGCCTTCTGCTCAGGGGTCATCTGGTCCGGGGAAATCTTGCGCTTCTTCTTCGAGTCGCGAGCCTCCTTCTTGGCGGCCTTGGCGGCCTCCTGGGTGGACTTGACCGCCTCGCGCACCTTGGCGGTGAACTCGGTGGAGAGCGCCTTGAGCTGCTCGGTGAGGGTCGCGAGGAGCGCCTCAGAGGACTGGGCGACAACGGGCGCCGCAGTGGCAACGGTGGGGACGACGACCTCGGACTTGGCGGGGGTCTCCTTCTTGGGGGCGGCCTTCTTGGCGGCCTTGGGGGCAGCAGCCGCAACGGGGGCGGGGGCGGCGGCGGTCTTGGGGGCGGTCTTCTTGTCGGCGGGCATCTTGTTTGCCTTAACTGCAGAAGTAGAAGAAGACATTTCTAACGCGTTGGTATACTCCTTACCTGTGGCGGTCATGTAAATCAGTTCTCGAGAAGGAATTCCGGACGCTCTCGACGCGTATAGTGGACGATACCCCGCGGCACCTTCACCTTGAGATAGTAGGTCTGGTAGGCTTGAACGGCATCGGGATGCTTGCAGTCGTCGGGCATGGCTTGGCGAAAGGGGGTCTGAGGGACATCGGGAAGGGAGGGAGGGTTGGCAAAGAGCCACACGAGGTGTCGCGTGGTCTTGTGAAGCCTGTCGCAATAGCGATAGGAGTACTCCTTGCAGAGCCACAGTCCCAATTCCGTGAGCCACCGATAATTGGCGCGACTCTCCCGCACCCAGATGGCACACGGGTGGTTCGCATGGGTCTTCTTGTACGCTCCCTCGGGAAGGTCCTTGGTGCCCACAACGTGGTGGGCGGTATACAGCAACTGCGCTGTCTCGAGAATCATCTTCACGACGTGTTTGTCGCAGTGAAGGCGCGCCGCGAGTTGCGGACAGAGAGACAGGACGAAGATATTCATTTGGGGCGGAGTCTGGTGCCCTTGGCGCGAACGAATCCGTTTTACACACGGTAGAGGGCGGATAACACACAAAAGGCGAGGGCGGGTTCATTGGTCGCATGGAGCAGCATGGTCATCAAGACGTACGACCCCTGCAAGACAAATTGGGTCGGGTGCATCGTCCACGCGCTAATCAGACACCGATGAATCAGGGACAAGGCAAGCCGACTCGTCGTTGGAAGACTGGCCTGAAGCTCATCGCGAAGAATGCGGAGGACCACAATGTAGTCATTCTTTGTCAGCCGAAGAAAGGGCTCCGGGTTGAAGGTCCCAAGGGCATTGTCGGCAAAGACCTGGCAGAGAACCGTCCAGCGCATCCGAAGGCGGTCTTGAAAGTCCGCAGGCTCCTGGGGAACAGGTCGTCGACTCCGGCGACGCGCGGACCACATGCGGCGAAGCCGCTGCTTGGTGTCGACCGACAGCGGGACTTTGGTGTAGGGATTCGTCGGGTCAAGAGACATCAGGGACCATTTCCACAGCGTCGCAAAGTCAAACCACCAGGTCTTCCCGTTCTCCGTGAAGGCAAAGTAGTCCCTCGGGTCCTGTCGGGCAGACGATTCGCATGTCTCCAAGTCTTCGTCATTCGAGAGCCCTGCACGTCGAAGCACACCCGGTCCCGCCAGGGCGAGCCGATGGCGAACGAGCCACCCTCGAATGAGGGCTTGAATGCGATGGGCTGCATGCACTTTCTCTTGATTCGCGTTCACCCAGAGCAGCACCGTTTTGGAGCGGGCGTGGGTTCCACAGAGGGTATGTCCAAGGAGGGCCCGTGAGCCACATTGCTCCACAGACCCCTTTCGGCGCACCGAGGCGCACAGCATACTCTTATTGTCAATACAGAAACTTGCGCTGAAAACGGATGCGGGGGTGCCAGCAGAATGGACCTCATATACCTCCAGAATGTCTACCTCTGCAATCGTCTCTGTCTCTACTCTTGATGCTTCCAAGGTCTCCTTCGGCGACATCCGCATGAACAAGGCGGGCGGCAAGACGGTTCCGATTAAGTACAACGGCCAGAGCCTCCAGATTCGCATCCCCAAGTCGATGTACCCGATGGGTATCAACATCCGCGAGACCGAGAACGGGAACACCTACCAGATGGCGCTCACCCTCAAGGGCTGCGACGTCTTCGCGAAGGAGAAGGCGGGTGCCGAGGCTGGTGAGTTCGGGTCTCTCTACAACTTCCTCCTCGACATGCAGACCAAGCTCCTCGACACCGCCACGACCAACAGCGCCAAGTGGTTCGGACGCTCGCGCGACCGTGCGGTTCTCCAGGACCTCATGAAGCAGTTCATCAGTCCCAGCGTGGAGAAGGTGAATGGCGAGTGGGTTCCCAGCGGCAAGTACCCGCCTAGCTTCCGCATGAAGGTCCCGGTCTACGATGGCCAGGTCAGCATGGACGTCGCCGACAGCACCGGCAAGCCGATTGTGGTCGACCTCGAGAACATCTCGGCCATCTTCCCCAAGCGCGTCGAGGCCTCGGTTGTCGTCACGCCCAGCGTCTACGTCTCCGGGCAGGGCTTCGGTGTCACCTGGCGCATCACGCACGCTCGCGTTGCTCCTCCCCAGCGTCTGACGGCGGCTCAGGTGTTCGCGGACGAGATTGAGGAGGAGACGAATGCTCCGGCGACGACGGCTGTTGAGGAGGAGGAGTCTGCTCCGGTTGAGGAGGCACCTGCTCCTGAGCCTGCTCCTGCACCGGCCGCTGCGAAGCCCGCTGCAAACCGCCGTCGCCAGGTCGCTGCAGCCGTGTAAAGACAGCTGAATCGGGGGGCGGAACATAGAGGACCATGTCCTCATCAACAAACAACACCTTTTCCAATGCAGGGATGTCTAGCACGCTCTCGGTGCTCGTACAGTGCGGAGACCGACGCAGCGAGCGTTTTCCACAGATGGTGCAGGTATAGACCGTCGGGAGGTTCAGGACCATCTCGAGCGTCAGCAGACGCGTCGGCCCGTACAGACACTGCTCCAGAAAGCTCTCGGGAGTCGTCCAGCCTTCGTTGATGAATCGCTCAAACGGCTTCGCGGGCAACCGGGCCCAGAGGTCTCCATCCGTCGTCCAGTCCTCCTGAAAGTAGGTGCCAAACGAGGACTCGTGAAACCAGAGAAGGCGCATCTCTCCCGGAGTGTCCAGGGCATGCTCCGAGCACCCGACACGCTGCAGGTCCTCATCGTAGAGCCAGTAGACATTCGCATGCGTATACCGAGGGTCCCGCGCTCCGCGATAGACCTCGCGCCCGTCCATGGTCCAGAGGTCCGAGACGATGTCAATGTCTGTTTCCGTGATGTCCGGAGAAATGTCTGTGTAGATGAATCCGGGGACCAGAAGGGATTCCATTATGCTTGCTAGTCAAACTTTACCGAAAGGGTAAACGCTGACAGTGTGATGGATTTGGTGGCAGACCGAGAGAGCTCATGACGCTTTCGCCGGTCGCCCTCCTTGGGCTGAATGGTCGTCGAGCAGGAATCCATGTCGGCCTGCACCGCATCATAGTGTTCCTCCAGGTACTCCAGAACCTCATCTTCCAGCACCCAGTGGAAAAAGTTCAGCTGTCCGACGGTGGTGTTGAGGCCCAGGAAGGTAATCTTCTTCCAGCGGCAGAACGGGTCAAACATCTTTTTGCTGTACGCACGCAAGTTCGCCTTGTAGCGGAGGTAGACGTTGACATCGCGCCCAGCCTTCGTGAGATACGCAATGTTGTGCTTCTTCGCGTAGTTTGTCACGAGCCAATCCAGAAGGCGAAGGCTAATCTTGGACTCTCCAAGAAGAATCGGCTTGATGCGTGCGAGAATGGTTGCCTCGCTATAGAATGCCGAGAGGCGCCGAAGCACCATGTCTTCCTTCGATGCAATTGTCTCCATGGGTGTGTTCGGCGCTTTCATAGAAAATGGGTTCCTTACGATATGAGCGAGACGAAGCTTCCCGACGACTTCTGGACGGTAGAGATTGCCGTGGACCCCCTGGCCCGGGTGCCTGAGGTTGGAGCCGACCTCACGAAACTTGAGGCCCACACCGCCGAGCTCGAGAGCCTCGTTCAACAGATGTGGGCGGACATGACGACGGAGACCAAACTCCTGGATGGCACCGAGGTCCCCGACCGCGAAGAGCTGGTCATCCCGCGGATTTCCGAGGAGGAGTTCCAGGCGCTCCTCCACGCACCGGAAAACGAACCTTCGCAAACGGAAGAGACAAAGGAGTAATGGAGGATGCGCTCTCTCAGTGGCTCCTTGACAATCGCCCCTATACTCATCTCGGGACTCGTGTCCGCCAGTTCCTACTGGCTTGCCGTGCTCTACAACCGGGACTCTCCTACACAGCACTCAAACATCATGTTGCCCCCCTCGTTGAGCGACTCATGTTCGGAGAAACCGGACGGCTCTGGCTCCGCGACCGAGCCTTTGAACGTGTACTCCGTCTTTACGGGCAAAACGATCAGCGTTCCGACCAGTGGCATGCGAAACGAGGCGAAATGATTACGGCCTCGGAGGTCTACAAGGTCTTTGGCTCGGAGGAGGCACGTCGCGAGGTGCTTCTGAAGAAGCTGGAGCCTCCCACGACGGCAGACGCCTGGAAGTACAACCCCATTCCGGCCCTGGTCTGGGGCACTCGCTTTGAGCCCATCGCCAAGAAGCTCTACGAGGAGACCACGCGGTGTACGATTCTGGAGGTCTCGTGTGCCCAGCATCCACGCGTGCCGTTCTTGGGAGCCTCGCCGGATGGGCTTATCGTTCCGCTCGATGACGACCCGCGGAGGTATGGACGTCTCGTGGAGTTCAAGTGTCCGATGAGCCGCGTGGAGAAGCCGGAGATTCCGACTGCCTACGTGCACCAGATGCAGATGCAAATGGAGTGCACGGGCATTGACGAGTGCGAGTATGTGGAGTTTCGCTTCAAGCTCCTGAACTACAATGAGTGGGCCAAGTCAAGCCTTCGCAAGGGAGCCTTTGGAGTCTACGATGATGGACGCGTCGTCTATGACGTCGAGACGCATACCGAAGACATGCAGGTTCTCTACTGGGTCCTGCAGTCTACAAAGAAGGACTTCGTTCCGAAGGACCCGAATTGGCTGTCCGACCATCTGCCCCAGCTCCAGTCCTTCTGGGACAGTGTGGTGGAGCATCGGACGAACGGGACGAAACCTGCGGAGAAGACACTTCCAGCGCTCGACCTCTGAGACTTACAGGCGGGTTCCGTCAACCACGCATGTACTACCTCAAAGAAAAGTCCCTCCATAGCGAAGACCCTGTCTACATGCGCCTTCGGTCCGACTGCATGGTGTTCCCGGACGCAACCATAGCCCGCGACTTTGCTGACCGTGGGGTCTATGAGCAATCTATCATTGACTGGGCGGCAAGTCTCATCGACCCCACGAAGACCTTTTTGGATATCGGGGCTCACGTTGGAACCTACTCCCTTGGGTTTGCGAAGGTCTGTGCCGGTGTCCACAGCTTTGAATGCTCGCCGAAGACGTTCAACTACCTCTGTGCCAACATTGCCCTTCGGGGTCTGGAGTCCCAGATTACACCGCATCGGACTGCACTCGGAGACACCATCGGGACAACGACGTATTACACTCGCTCTCCGGATGGAGGGGGAAATAGCTGCATCGATTTCAAGGACCGCGTGTGTCCATCCGTGCAGGTTCCCCTGACCACTCTCGACTCCTTTGGACTGACGAACATTGGGCTCATCAAGATGGATGTCGAGGGCTTTGAGGCGAAGGTTCTCCTGGGCGCGCGGGAAACGCTGAAGCGGAATGGGTATCCTCGGATTCTGTTTGAGTCCTGGCGTCCTGCGCGGGAGGCCGAGGGACTTCCTGCGTCGAAGCTTCGGACGGAGCTCTTTGACACGCTCTATGCGGTCGGGTACAAACGGATTACGCCGATTACGGGGTGGGATGAGATGTTCATCGCCGAGTAAACCACGACATCCAGGACCGGGTCGGAGGCCGGTACTTCGCGACCCATTCATCAATTGTATACGTATCACTCATGCTGCGGTTACACCGCGCGCAAATGGGAATCAGGTTGTCAAGAGTCGTCTTG